TGGATGTTGCATTATCTCAGAGTACAAGTGTTGATACTAATGTGTTATTAAATGCTCAAAATCAAACAGCAACCACACCAATAGAACTATTACTTGAAGCTCCGACTGGAACTCACTTCTATGATGTTAAATACAGAAAGGATGGAAGTGGTCATACTGGTTGGGATATGTTTGAGTTTCAAATAGACGCAAATGTAACAGTATTACCTATCTCAAGCGATAAAGTTGTTCTTGAAGATGATTATGTTTTGAACTTATCAAATATCGATTATAAAACTAGAAAATCAGCGAATGTTACTCATCTTGTTTATCTTGATGATGTTTTAACTTACGAAGAAAAGGAGGGTATTTAATGGCCATTAATTTAGATCTTAAACAATATATTAACACCTATGGACTTCACAGCATAAAAGTTATAGCAACAGGTGAAGGTTTTAGAAACAGTGAACCAGTTGTTAAAGAGTATAACAATAGTCCTTTTATCATTTACACAGATGATGGTATTGTCGTAACTAACGTTCAAGCAGGAGTGTCATCAATTGATTTGCATGTAGATGAGATTTTAGAAAAGACTATAGAACATGATTCTGAATCAACTGAAGATGTATTAATTGATTTTTCTAATACTTCAGTAATAGAAGGTTCAATAAACCATTTTATAATTGTAGCACATACGGATTATGGTGATTTTACAAGCAATAATGCCATGACAACGAGGGTATTCGGTGTTAGCGGAATGTATGATTCATCAGTAGCTTTGACAAGAACAAATGATTCGGTTGGCAAAACATATACTATTGATTCAACTACTGGACTAGTTTCAAGCGACTTTGATAATGAGTTTCCTTTTAACGCAATGAATGAAGTCACTGTCGGTGATAGCTTGTTTATCTCAATCCCAGAGATGTGGTGGCGTATAGGAAGAGATGAGGAGGACAACATCACCGATATTGCTGTTGCTAGATATAAAAATGGAGCAGGCAATTGGTATAAATCAGATGCATTTCTTGTAGGTAAATATCTATCATTTCAAGAAAATGACATGATGGTATCTAAATCAGGTAAATCAACGTCTATAAATTACTCAGCGTTACAATGGACAACTTATGCAAAAGCAAATGGTGAAGGATATAAACCTTATGGATATTATGAACATACGATTCTAACTTTCCTTTGGCTTATTGAATTTGCCAATAAGAGATCAACAAACATTATCAATGGTTATTCTAGCTACAATCAAATAACTGGTGGAACAGACTCAATTGAAACTCCAACTGGTTACTTAACAGCAAATAGCCGAATGAAGTATCGTGGAATTGAGGATTTTATTGGTAATGATGCGGTTTGGATGCCAGATGTAACAGGTGCTTATTATACGTCAAGGGATATTGAAACATATAAGAATGGCACTACTGATAAAACACAACTTTCTTACTATATGAATATTACAGCAATTCAAAGCTACCGAGGTATTCAAGCACTTGGTTGGGATGATAATAATCCATTTATTTGCTTACCTTCAAAGTTAGGATCATCCTCATCAACTACATACTTTGGAACTAATATGTATGGACCTAATGGCAGTAATGATTATTTATCAAGAAATAAGATTTATTCAGGTTATGGTAACAATTGCAATCTGTTAAGTCCTATCTTTAGCTCTCAATTCACAAGCACTACAAGCTCGGCAACATCACGATTAGTAAAATATGAAATTTAGGAGGATAAAATCATGATTACACAAAACACAGCAAACAGCATTTTAAATGCATTTTTTGGAAGAAGTCAGTATGCCTCATTAGCATCAACTTGCTATATTGGTTTATCTACAACTACTCCAGAGGCAAACGGGAACAATTTTACTGAGCCTGCATCAGAAACTGGATACTCAAAGGTTCTAATTGGAAACTATAACCAGTCAAATACAATGCTAATGGATGCAGCAACCGAAGGTACTATTTCCAATTCTTCAAATATTATTTTCTTCCCAGAAGCAACTTCAACTTGGGGTACAATTACTCACTTTGGAATTTTCACTTCTAAAACAGCAACAACACCAGTTATGTGGGGAGCATTAAGTACTTCAATTTCTGTACCTTCTGGATATATTCCTATATTCAGAGCTGGTGCACTTAATGTCTCATTACAATAAGGAGGTCACTTATGCCTAAATACTTAGAACTTGAAGGTGAGATCATTATTGATCTTTCATCTATTTTAGGTAAGGTAAAAAAGCCAGAAGAACCTAAGAAGGAAGAAGAGGATAAAGAAAAAGAGGAGAAATAGCTATGGCTGAACAAATCATAACTATCGCATCTGTGATAACGGCTCTGGGAGTAATTCTCGGAGTCGTTTTAGGTGTTTACAAGTTTTATCTTAAAAACAACCAACAAGATGATGATATTAAAGTAATTAAAGAAGAACAAACAATTTTAACAAAAGGTGTACTTGCATGTCTTAAAGGATTAAAAGAACAAGGCTGTGATGGCCCTGTAATAACTGCTATTAATGACATTGAAGAACATCTAAATAAGCAAGCACATAAATAAGGAGGATTATTATGGAATACTTATCTATTATTAGCGTACCTGCGATTGTTGCTGCAGTATATGCCATTATCGAAGTCATAAAGAAAGCAACAAACAATAACGAAAAGGTTAGTCATTTCTATCCTTTGATTGGACTCGTATTGGGAGTAACTTCTGGTGTAATTTGCTATTACTTTATCCCAGATATTATCGCAGCACCAAATGTTGTTTTAGCCATTGTTCTTGGCGGTGCATCTGGTCTAGCTGCAACGGGTACTAATCAGGTTATTAAACAACTTAAAAAATAGAATAATATGACATAACAGCCTATCGGAGTTCATTCTGGTAGGCTTTTTTTATTTTCTTTTGGCAAAAGTGTCTCGACTTCCCATTTGACTTATGAGGAGGTAGATAGTATGCAAAAAGAAATAAGAAATAAAATATTTGAATTAAGAAACTCTGGTATGGGATATAAGACGATAGCAAAAGAACTATCTCTTACTCCTAGTGCGGTTAGAAGTGTATGTACAGCGAAATATAACGATCCTGATTTATATGGAACCTGCAAGAACTGTGGCATAAGAGTAAAACAAACGCCTGGAAAAAAGAAGCGTCAGTTTTGCTCTGATAAATGCAGAATGGCATGGTGGAATTCTCATAAGGATGACGTAAAAAGAAACGCTTTTTATACTTTCAAATGTCCATGCTGCAACTCTGAATTTGTAGCTTATGGAAACAGCAAAAGAATCTATTGTAGCATCTCCTGTTATGCAAAAACCAGGACGAAAAGAGGTAATGAGCAATGAATACAAAAAATATAGAACAGTACTATTCATCGCTTGTACACATTATTGCAATGAAGAATAAAGGAATATTAAACGATGCTGATTTCCTAAAAGCCGAGTCTGTTTTGGCGAGTAAATATTGTATCAAAAAAGATAGTCTTTATCGGGCTAATGACTTGATAAATAATCGTTTTAGAGTGATATATATACTACCAAAGAAGGAGGGCCAAAATGGATCAGAAACGGATAACCAAGATAGATGCGTTACCAAAGTTACAAAAGAAAACTAGAGTAGCCGCATATGCTAGAGTTTCAACTGGTAAAGATGCCATGCTTCATTCCCTAGCTGCTCAGGTAAGTTATTACAACAAGATGATATCAGAGCACGAAGGTTGGGAATTTGCTGGCGTTTATGCCGATGAAGCATTGACTGGAACAAAGGACACAAGAGAAGAGTTTCAAAAGCTTATATGCGATTGTAAGGCTGGCATAATCGACATGATTGTAGTTAAATCCATATCAAGATTTGCAAGAAACACATTCACGATGTTAAAGACAGTTAGAGAATTAAAAGCATTAGGAATCGATGTATTTTTTGAGGAACAGAACTTGCATACCTTGAGTGCTGAAGGTGAGATGGTATTAACCTTTTTAGCTTCATTTGCACAGGAAGAAGCACGCTCAGTTTCAGAGAACATGAAATGGAAAATTAAAAAGGATTATGAAAAAGGTATTCTCTGGGGTGGCAAAGATATGTATGGCTACAAGATAGTTAATCGAAGACTAGTACTCATACCTGAACAAGCAGAACTCGTAAGAAGAGTATTCAAGATGTACCTAGATGGATGTGGAGTTCAGATGATTGCCAACATTCTAAATAAGGAAGGCATAAGAACATTAAAAGATTGTACATGGAACAAGTCAACCATTCTCAATATGATTGGGAATTATAACTACACTGGCAGCTTGGTTCTTCAAAAGACTTATAGAGAAGATTACCTTTCAAAGAAAACCATAAGGAATAAAGGTGAAAAGGATATGTACGTTATAGATGATGATCATGAACCTATTATTTCACTTGAAGATTTCCTGATGGCTCAAGAACTTAGAAAACAACGATGTGAGTTGTCTAACAATAAAGGACATAAGCCTGTAAGGAATAGATATACAAGCTTAATTCGATGCGGAATTTGTGGTGCTAAATTTAAAAGAAAAAATCGTTATAAAGGTAAGATTTGGGCATGTTCGACCTATAACACGCAAGGCAAAAACGAATGTGCATCTAAGGCCATACCAGAAGAAATATTGAACGAAGTTACATTGCAGGTTCTTGGAATTAATGAGGTAACGGATGAGTTAGTTCAAAACAGCATTGATTACATAGAAACCTTTAATGGAAACAAACTAGTCTATCATTTAAAAGATGGAAATACTCAAGAGGTTTATTGGAAAGACCGATCAAGGAGAGAATCCTGGACTCCAGAGATGAGAGAACAAGCAAGAATGCGTGCTATAAATCAACATAGAAAGGAGGAACATTAATGGCAAAAGTTAGAGTTATTCCATCAACTATTAATCCAGTTACGCTTTCACCACTAGGCCAAATAAGCAGAAGAAAAGTTGCAGCTTATGCTCGTGTATCAACAGATGATGAAGAGCAAGCAACTAGTTACGAAACTCAAGTAAAACATTACACTGAATTCATCCAAAAGAAGCCAGAATGGGAGTATGTTAAAGTCTATGCCGATGATGGTATTTCTGGAACAAGCACCAAAAGGCGAGACGGTTTCAACGAGATGATTAAGGATGCACTTGATGGAAAGATTGACCTTATCATAACCAAATCAATATCTCGTTTTGCCAGAAACACGCTAGACACCATTTCTTTTACTAGAAAGCTAAAAGCCAAAGGAATCGAGGTTTATTTTGAAAAGGAAAACCTATGGTCGCTTGATGAAAAGACTGAATTCCTGCTTACAATTATGGCTAGTATGGCACAAGAGGAAAGTAGAAGTATTTCTCAAAACGTAACAATGGGTAAACGTTGGGGAATGAAAGAAGGTAGAGTTAGTTGGGCTTATAGTAATATGCTTGGATATAAAAAAGAAAACGGTAAAATTGTAGTTGTTGAAAATGAAGCAATTTTAGTAAGGCAGATATACCAACTATTCTTAAGGAGAGGAAAAACCTGTACTGGAATTGCTGAATACTTAAAAGCTCAAGGAATACCTACACCTAGTGGAAAGTCTTATAAATGGACAAAAAATACTATAAATTCAATCCTTAAAAATGAAAAGTATAAAGGAGATGCACTACTTCAAAAGACTTATACAACTGATTACTTAGAACATAGAGTTGAAAAGAATCGTGGTCACTTACCTCAGTATTATGTAGAGAACAGTCACCCTGCAATTATCGATAAAGAAGAATGGGAGATAGTTCAAGCTGAGTTAATGAGAAGAGAACAGATCGGTGCTGCTTATTCTGGAAACAGCATATTCAGTTCAAAACTAATCTGTGGTGATTGTGGTGGGTTCTATGGCAGAAAAATATGGCATTCAACAAGCAAGTATGCAAGATTTGTTTTTAGATGCAATGGCAAGTACAACAAAGACCATGACAAGTGCCAAACACCTGCATTAGCAGAAGACAAGATTAAAGAAAAGTTTGTAATTGCGTATAACCATGTCATGCAGGAAAAGGATAGAATCTTAGAAGATATTAATGATGTTATTCAGCTATTATCAGATTCTTCAGAATTAGATGCTAAGGTTATCGAACTTCAAAATAAGATGGAAGTTATAAGCGGTTTGGTGGACAAGATAATAAAAGAGAACACAAGAACCACTCAGAATCAAGTTGAATTCAATAAAAGGTATGATGAGTTATCAGCACAGTATGAATCAGAAAAGAATGACCTAGATAAAACACTAGAGAAGAGAGCATACAAGCAAGCACAAGAAATCAAAATGAAGGCTTATCTAGAAGAAATAAAAAAAACAGATAACTACCTGCCTGAATGGTCAAATGATGTGTGGATGATAATGGTTGAAAAAGCAATTGTTAATAGAGACAAAACCATAACGTTTAAGTTTACAAGTGGAACTGAAATTACCTTATAGAATTAGGGCCTTGACTCAAGGTTCTTTTTTATTAATTTATAGACAAAAACTTAAACAAGTGATAAAATATAGGTGTCCGATGGAAGGATTAGTTTCCTCAAAGTATTTGAGTAACGGGATTTATCTTGACTCCTCTATGCGATTGGGAGAGTTTAGATAGATAAACTTACAAATATTATTTTGATCAAATTAAGACGTAAGCAACTGGGGTTATTCTACTTACTGCTAGAAGTGGGTACCTCTTATCGGCATAGGTCTTTTTTGTTTCCTCTCGGACAATAAAATAAATAGGAGGAATCAAAATGAAAATGCAAGATTTACGTGAACACTTAGATGATGTTCAAAAGAAGATTGGCTACTGGTTTGATAATGAGGACTTGCTTTTACAAGCTTTCACCCGTAGTTCTTATTCATCACAACATGGTGGTGAAAACAATGAAGTGCTAGAATTTTTAGGCGATAGGGTTCTAGATTTTTATGTAGTAAAAGTTATAGCTGATAGATTTGGCTTTGTGAAATCCCAATCTGATTACTATGATGAAGAGAATGATCTTGACGAATACTGTATCGTTGCTCATAAGAATGAAGCAGATTTTACAGAACTAAAGAAACAAATAGTATCTAATGAAACACTCGCAAAAACTATTGATAAACTAGGGTTATTTAAGTACATGTATTTAGGTGATACAGACCTAGAAAATCCAAAGTTCAAAGATAATTTGATAAAAGTTAAGGCGGATCTTTTTGAAGCTATACTTGGTGCAGTTGCAATAGACAGTGATTGGAATCAAGATGAACTTCAAAATGTTGTAGAGTTTATGTTACAGATTGATGACTTCCTAGCAGATGTCGATACTGAAGAGCCAAGACCATCAAAGTTTCAGTTAGAGAATGCAGTGACTACTTTAAAAGAACTAGCAGAAAAAGGTAGATGCTCAATTCCTGAATACTATCAATCTGAAGAACAAGTTTTGAAGAGCGATGGAAGTTTAATGTGGGAATGCACTTGTTACATTAGAAGTTGGGCTATGAAACACACTGCATATGCAATATCAAAAAAAGAAGCCAAGAGATATGCGGCTTACTTAGTTCTTTGTGATTTTTATGGATTACCAGATGAATTTAGTGAGGAGGATTAAGACTATGGTAAGTGAAAAAGATGCAATTGAAATAATAAATTATGCAAGTAAAATTGGAGTTAAGGTTTATTTAGATGGTGGATGGGGAGTTGATGCTTTATTAAAAAGACAGACAAGACCTCATAACGATATAGATTTGTTTATTGAAGAAACAAACAGAGAAAGTTTTATTAAAGTGCTATCAAGTAAAGGGTTCTATGGAGTTATAGAAACATACACTACAAATGATCATACGGTTTGGAAGGATAATTTAGATAGAATCATTGATTTGCATATTTTTAGATATAGTAATAATGAGATTATTTTTGAAGGAAATGGATATCCGATTGATACATTTAGTGGTATAGGAACAATCGGTGATATTGAAGTAGGTTGTATTAATGCAGAATATCAAGTGTCATTTCATGTAGGGTATGAAATTCGAGATAAAGATATTCATGATGTAAAATTACTTTGTGAAACCTTCAGCATTCCAATTCCTGAACAGTATAAGAGTAAAATATAGTTACTTTTGGGGTGCGTAAATGTTTTAATATAGGTAATCAAAGCCACTCCTAAAGGTTTATAGTGAACGATTAAAAGTAATCATTTGTTGAGTCTTAAATGAACTATTTTGCTTCAGAATAAAAAAGTTTCTTGACTTTAAAAAATCAAAGGAATATAATATGAGTGTAC